CTTCCTCGGCGGTGACGGCGTGTCTTTGTTCGGTGTGAACTCTGGCGGTAGCCGCGTTGGTCACCCCTTGGTGAACGGCGGCGTTAACTACAACAGCCCAACTGTTGCAGTTGACTTGAACGAAACTTCGTTGGAAAACGCTGTGATTCAGATCGCTGCTTGGACTGACGAACGTGGTCTGTTGATCGCTGCTAAGCCCCGCAAGTTGGTGGTTCCTCCATCACTGATGTTCGTTGCCAAGCGTTTGCTCGACACCGAACTGCGCGTGTCTACAGCTGACAACGACATCAACGCGATCAAGCAAATGGGTGCAATCCCAGAAGGCTACACTGTCAACCACTTCTTGACAGACAGCAACGCTTGGTTCTTGTTGACTGACGTGCCTAACGGCTTGAAGCACTTCGAGCGTTCTGCTTTGACTAACAGCATGGACGGTGACTTTGACACCGGCAACGTGCGTTACAAGGCTCGCGAGCGTTACAGCTTCGGTTGGTCTGATCCCCTCGGTATCTGGGGCTCTGCTGGCGCTTAATTGCACGGCAATAGAAAAGGGGCTTCGGCCCCTTTTCTTTCACCCAAATCGGGTGTATATTCGACACATTCCGGGGTCCCCGGTGTATCTGACAGTCCCGGCTGACGACATGCAGACAGATATGCCCAACTTGCATGTAAGGAAAAGACATGGCTAATACCACATTCAGCGGCCCAGTACGCTCGCAAAACGGTTTTCAATCTGTCACTGTTAACAGCACCACCGGCGCTGTAACCGTCAACTCTTCATTTGGTACTGACGTTGTTCTGAGCGCTCAATCCCTTTCTGGCGCTGGCGCAGTTGACATTACCAACGCATTCACTGCATTGACCACTACTGGTTCTGCACAAGCTCTGACTTTGGCTAACGGCGTTGTTGGCGAAGTCAAAATCATCACCCACGTTGTCGATGGCGGTTCTGCTGTTTTGACCCCCACAACCAAAATCGGTTTCTCTACCATCACCTTCACTGGCGTTGGTGAGTCTGCCATGTTGGTTTACACAGCCGCTGGCTGGGCAATCGTTGCGCTCAACGGCGCTGTTGCAGCTTAACCAATCCTTGAGGGGCCTTGGCCCCTCTTAAAAAAGGAGTTTTAGCATGACAATGCAAACCGATGTCTACGCCAGTGCGGTACGAACAACCGATGGTCAACTAGCCGACTTCAACGGCAATGACCTTGGCCGTGTTCGTATCCGTGGCGTTTATATTGTTCCGTCCGGCACTGCTGGCAGCGTTGTGTTTAAAGACGGCGGTACAAGCGGCGCAGCCCGTTTGACTGTCAACACAGTCGCTTCTGCTACGCAGCCCACTTACATGCTCATGCCCGGTGAGGGTATGTTGTTTAGCACCAACGTCTATGCTGATGTCACAAGCGTCGGCTCGGTGATGGTTTTCTACTCGTAAGACGATGGACGCTGCAACTTGGAATTTAGTCTTGACAGGCTTGCTGGGCGTTGTCAGCTGGGTCTTGAAGGACAAAGCCTCTGAGTTGAAGCGGCTTGAAATCTTGTTGAACAAGACACGGGAAGAAGTGGCTCGTGAGTACGTGACAAAAGTTGACGTGCACAACGACATCAATCGAGTGTTAGACCGCATTGATCGCTTGGAGAACAAGCTCGATGCTTTTTTAAAAGACCAGCGCTCAGCGCTTAATTAAGGAGGCCATCATGGCTAAATCATCTGGTAACGGCATCACTACTGCCAAAATGGGTTCAGTTCGCACAGCCGCTCCTAGCAAAGACGGTATCGCTGCCAAGGGTAAAACCAAAGGCAAGATGATCGCAATGAAGGGTGGCAAGCCTCTGGGCATGAAGACCGGCGGCATGACCAAAGGCATGAAATACGGCGGTAAGTGCTAAATCATGATGGCCAGCCGTGGTATGGGGGCCATCTCCCCCAGCAAGATGCCAAAGGCCAAGACGATCACCCGCAAGGATGATCCGAACAAGGTCGAAGTTTTTGCTGACGGGGGCAAGGTCAACGCTGCCGGTAACTACACAAAGCCCGGTCTTCGCAAGAAGATCGTGGCCCAAGTAAAAGCCGCAGCAACCCACGGCACCGGTGCCGGCCAATGGTCGGCACGCAAAGCACAGCTGGTTGCCAAGAAATACAAGGCTGCTGGCGGCGGCTACAAGGATTGACATGAAAGCGCCACAGAAATCCCTAAAGGATTGGGGCGACCAGAAATGGAGAACCAAAAGTGGAAAACCGTCTAGCAAAACAGGTGAGCGATACCTTCCAGAAGCTGCGATCAAAAGTCTCAGCCCTGCTGAGTACGCTGCGACAACGCGTGCAAAACGCGCTGGCAAAAAAGCCGGAAAACAATTCGTAGCCCAACCTAAGACCGTGGCAAAGAAAACAGCGAGGTTCAGATAATGGCTGAGAAGTGGATTCAAAAAGCGATCAAGAAGCCCGGTGCACTGCACGAGCAGATGGGCATTCCAAAAGGCCAGAAGATTCCGGCCAAGAAGCTGGCTGCCGCTGCAAAGAAACCCGGTAAGCTGGGCCAACGCGCACGTCTGGCACAGACGTTGAAAGGAATGAAATAATGGCTGAATCCCGCTACAAAGCAACGCTGAACTACCCCAACGGTCCGAAAGCTCGTGCTGAAATTCTCAAAGACAACGTGGCAATGAAGAAGCCTATGTTTGAGGATTTGAAAGAAGCCGAGGATTACGCTTCTGAAATGCAGCGCGAGACTCGCGGCAAAAAAGAAGGCGGCGCTATCAAAGCCAAAGGCTGGGGCCAAGCTCGTAGCGCACGCGCAGCAAAGGTGTACTGATATGGCCAAGTCCCCCGCATGGCAACGCAAAGAAGGCAAGAACCCCAAAGGCGGTCTCAACGCCAAGGGCCGCGCCTCTTACAATAAAGCAAACCCCGGCAAGCCGGGTCTGAAGGCTCCGCAGCCAGAAGGCGGCAAGCGTCGCGATTCATTTTGTGCCCGAATGAAAGACATGAAGGCCAAGCTGACTTCTGAGAAGACAGCCAAAGACCCAAACAGCCGTATAAACAAGAGCCTTCGGGCATGGAACTGCTAAATGGCAAACACCTCTGGAACCACAGGATTCAACCTTGACTTGACCGAGCTGGTCGAGGAGGCGTTCGAGCGCGTGGGCTCGGAGATGCGCACCGGTTACGACTTGCGCACAGCGCGTCGTTCCTTAAACTTACTGTTTGCTGATTGGGCAAACCGCGGCATCAACATGTGGACATTTGAGCAGGGCACCATTGACTTGGTGCAAGGTCAAAACACATACGCACTGCCCAACGACACCGTGGACTTGCTCGAGCATGTGATCCGTACACAAGCTAACCAGCAGTCCAACCAAGCTGACTTGACCATCACGCGTATCAGCGTGTCAACATACGCTACGCTCCCCAACAAACTGCAACAAGCCCGTCCGATTCAGGTGTGGGTGCAGCGCATGGACGGTCAACAGTCAGCTAACGGAGGCACGCTTGCATCAACAATCACATCGACAGATACCACGATTACTGTCAGCGACGCCTCTGGACTACCGTCTACCGGTTTCATCAAGATTGACTCCGAGTACATCCAGTATGGCTACATCACCGGCAATACTCTGTACAACTGCTTCCGTGGACAAAACAACACCGCTGCCGCAGCTCATACTAGCGGCGCAACCGTCTACTGGGCAAAACTCCCCGCTGTAACTGTCTGGCCAACACCTGATGGTGCACAGTCGTACCAGTTCGTGTACTGGCGCATGCGCCGTGTGCAGGATGCTGGCGGTGGTGTCAATGTGATGGACGTCCCCTTCCGCTTCGTGCCTTGCATGACAGCAGGTTTGGCTTACTACTTGGCGCTCAAGGTCCCCGGTGGGCTAGATCGCTTGCAAGTCTTAAAGCAACAATATGACGAGGCTTGGGCGACAGCCGCTGATGAAGATCAAGAGAAAGCGTCCGTGCGCTTTGTGCCACGCCAGCAGTTCATTGGTGGTGGGTTCTAAATGGGGAATCGGTTTTCCTCTGGCAAAAACTCGATCGCAGAATGCGATCGTTGCGGCTTTCGTTTTAAGCTGCATCAGTTGCGCCGTGAGGTTGTAAAGACCAAGAACTACGAGTTGCTCGTGTGCGGTCCTTGCTGGGACCCAGATCAGCCGCAGTTGCAGTTGGGGATGTACCCAGTTGACGACCCACAAGGTGTGCGTAACCCGCGTCCTGATCGCAGCTATATCTCGTCCGGTACAACCGGACTTCAGATCATCAACAGCAACAGCACAGACATCCTTGCCCAAGGTTTCCAAGGCGAGGGTAGTCGAGACATTCAATGGGGCTGGAACCCTGTTGGTGGTGCTCGCGCAGATGATGACGGATTAACGCCGAACTACTTGG